GCGTTTTTTAGGATGCGCTGCCCCCTTTTGCCCCTACGATCGGGAGCTACCGAGGAATCCTCGGTAGTTATTTTTTCTCTCTCGTAAGGAAATTATTTAACCTTTGTTTGTCTTAGTTGTGGCGAAGGTGCTCCCATTTGTATCGCCGTTAAATCGGGTTCCACTCCGTTTTTGGAGCAAAATTCGAGGTAGTTTTTTTCGCTCATCTTACCACCTAAAGCAAGCACCAATGTTTCCTTCGATATATTTTCTGCCGCTTTAATAATCGCTGGCGATTCTACGAATTTTCTGCCGCTGGAGTGCGTTAGCTTCCAGCCCGATATAGCTTCCCCGCCTTCGAGACGAGCTTTTAAAAGCTCCAAAAGCGGTTCGGCTATCTCCTTCTCTACAAGCTTCCATTGCTTAACAAATTCGCTTAGAGTTTCGGGCGTGGCAAGGATTTTTTCCTTAATCGCCTCGATGGAATTACCAGAAACCTCGGGAATAATTGCTATTGCTGATTCAGCTTGGCGAACGATAGCGGAGCAATTATTATAATGTTTGCACCAGCTACAATATTCGCAAGGAATTGGCTTTGCGGAATCGGACGTGGATTCGTCCACGATTGTATTTATTATGTTCATCGCATCGTCGTAGGTAAACTCATACGATCGGACGATCCTTTGATCCACATAAACGACATGAGCCGTCCATTTACTGGCGAAATTATCTTCCATACAAGCAAGCGCATAAGCGGCAAGTTGTTGTTTGTAATTTCGCGCCTGTCCAGTTTTGATATCGGCGACCCATTTTTGATCTTTGCAAATAGCGTCCGCTGTTCCCATTTTTGATAATCGCGGGACGGCCATAGCTAGGTATTCCTCGCGGGTTTCAATAAACGATCCGTGCGCCAATTCAAACAACTTTTCGATCCCCCACGCAATCGAATCGTAATCTTCATCGGCTTTAAATTTCTCAAGGTCTTTACTTTTAAAAAACGTGGACTTGTTGATGAAATTCCGAATTTCTATGTCGATTCTTGTTCCCCGATTAGCCGCAGAGGAAGTTCCATCTGATCCTTGGTAAAGCGGGCATTCATCCAATTTAGGAAGCATACTAGGTGAGATTTCTTTGTTCATTTTATGAATATCTATCGGCCAGCCCATAGATTTGCCGCTTCAATAAATTTATCCGCTTTTGCGGAAATTCTTAGCAGATAATCCTTTTTGCAATCTCGCCAAGTTTGATGTTCTTGGATTTCTCCTTTCGCCAATAAAAAGGCGTTGACCAAACTTTCGTTGTCCATAAGAACGTGTTGCCATACGGGAATCTCGGCTGATTTTTGCTCGGTGAAAAGGTGCTCCACGCTTTCCCATAGCATCGGCATTTCTTCAGGAAGCCCCGACCTCGTCTTTGCGTCATACGCCGCGCTATGCGTAGTCTGAATAATTCTTTCCTTACCTCCTAGCCCCTTACCTTTGCCATTTTCGCTGGTGGAAACCTTAGTTTTAAAGCGCATAAACCAAAGCTCGTCCGCCCATTCCTTCACCAACGGCAGGGAGTGTTTTGTTAGTTTTAATTCATAGCGGTCGTATGCGGCCAGGGCATCGGGAGCCTCGAATCTTGCGATTCTGGAATGCGCGATTAGAACCACATTTTTGCCGGCATCAATCAATTCGTCAAGAGACATTAGGATGCGGCTAATTCTTTCTGCGACCATAATCCAACCCTTACCGTAACCAAAATCCTCGATGGAGGTTTTCTTTGTGGATGCCAGTAAATCTTCCTGTCCTAATCGCTCTGCCCAATCAATGGAATCAATTACGATGGTTTGGAAGTCTGTCGTTTTTGCTATTGTTATAGCGGCGACAAGTTCCTTCCAATCCTTAATTTCTGACCGATCAATATCCAGATGCGCCGATCCCAGTTCAATATCCAAAAACAAAGGCTTTGGGAATTGGGAAGCAAACGTGGTTTTTCCTACCGATTCAACGCCATAAATCACAATGCGTTGCGCTCGTTTTATTTTTCCGCTTATTATTTTCATATATTTAGTTTTTGTTGATTATTTGCGTTCAGTTATTGGATAAATGCCATGATCAATTTGATGCGAGGCTTTTTTGGCGTGGAGTCGAGCAACGTATTTTAATCTAGCCGAGGCTTCTCTTTCGGCGGCGCGACCATAATTGATCAAATCTTGAGTTTTTCCAAGATATTCAAGCAACTTAACTCTTTCATCTCGGTGTTTTTGCATCTCATCTTGAGTATTTTTTATTTCTACAAGGAGTTGTTCAACCTCCATTTTTTCAACTTTGCGAATGCGCTCCGTTGTTTCTTGCGGTTTCATATTTCTAGTTTTTTTATGTTTAGTTGGTTGGCTGCATATACGGCTACAGCTAGAGCCGCCCACTTGTGTGAGGAAATTCCGTAGGTAGGACCTTTGTTTTTTTTAGTTCCTTGTTCGCCTAACAAATCAACCAAAGCCTGTCGCACATTTCCATCTTTCGCTCGCATTGAGCCGCACAGGAACATTTTGATATCCTTTCGATAGAGTTTAATGCTCGGCGCGTGGCTCACCTCGATAAAACGACCAATCCAAAGGCACGTTTCAAACACCGACTTACCTACCGCCATTCCATAACTCGCAATCATTTCGAGCGCACAAACGTCATATTCACGACCAATTAAAATCTGTCGCATCTCGGCGTTTGGAACATAACCGCTGTCTAAAATCTCGCCGCCTTTGTAAATTACGAATGCGGAATGCTCTGGCCCCGAATCAATAGCAAATATGGTTTTCATTTAAATGCTCTAAAAATAACTGCGCTTTCATCCAAATTTAACGCCTCGCAGATTATTTTGAAAAACTCACCTCTGAAAAATGTGATTGAGCTTGTTCGATGAAAATCTTGGTCGCGTTGGCAGGAACTGGATTCAAATTCCTTTTCGCATCTAACATCCAAGTAGGCTTGCTTCATTATCAAAGAAGCAATTTTTATGACATATTCATCGGAAAGTTCCATTTGTTATTTTCTTTCGCGGCGATTTTGGCGGTTCATCCACCAGCGGCGAGTTTCCTCACCTTTGGCGGTTGCTTTGTAATTGCCCAAGGTATACCCCGCCATCATGGAAAGGATGCAACCAGCGGCGTAAATTAGGATGAAGGTAAGTGCGGTCATAGGATTTTATTCGTAGATTGCGGCGATAAATTTGGCGCGGTCAAATTGAGGATTAATTTTTTTAAAAGTTTCGCAAAGTCTGTCAATTATTTTTTCTACAACTTTCCAATCCCTAGTGGAAAGGCATTTCGTATATTCTTCGCCAAGCATTTCGGCGATTTCTTGTAAGTGTTTCTTGTTCATATTTTTAGTTTTTATTGGGATCGGGTTCTGACCATACGCTGGCGACAACTGCTCGAATCGCCGCTGGATTTGTTAATAAAGCATCCGCTTGAAGCTGTAATCGGTTTAGATTTGAGTTTTCTTCGCCCATAAATTCCCTTGCAATATCTAGGCTGGAATTACAGATTTCAAAAAGTTCTGCGATTATTTTTTGTTCTTCGGTCATATTTTTAGTTTTTTTATTTGTGAAAATTCGAGGTCGGCGATTCCTTGGGCATCGCTTCGGTCGAGTCCCGCTTCCTCTAAGGCTTCGACCCTGGAGTTCCAAGCGGCGTATAGTGGAGATTCTTCGTGACAAGGTGGGATGTTCATATTATTTGGATTTTGGTTTTTTTCGGATGAGGTAATCTCAACCGATGAATTGATAATCGTTCATTTCAATGCATTTGGAAAGAATATATTTTAATTATTTTTGCCTCTCACATTCTATCGTTGCAAACGATACGTGACTTATATTGCGCCCCGTCTCGGTAGTAAACTTCCAGATCAGCTTGCAGTTCCTGCAAAGCCTCATCTAGCGACTCACAATCATCCCGCAGGATGAAACCCGATTCAAGGAATCCAGCGTTACAGGCTGATCCGAAAACAAGCTTGGTATCGGTTTCAAGAACATCAAAGTATTGACCGCTTTCAATTTCCAAAATCCCGATATGTGAGGCGTAAGCAATGTTTGAAATGCTCCACTCTTTTTGATTTGGCATATTTTAAAATTTGAAAAACAGGGAAGCGGGTAGTTTTCCCGCTCCCCCACTTTTGTTTTTTTAGTTGAGGAAACTTTCGGCGAGATTCCAGAGCGACCGATTGACGTTGAGATCGGCCGATGGCGAGGTGATACGGCGGATTCCTGAGCCTCGGTGACTTCCTTGCGTGAGATTCTCTTGAATGCGATTAAACGTAAGCCAAAGGTTACTTCCGCTGTCTTCGTGGCGACGAATTTCGTTGACGGCATTCCGGCGATTGTTCCACTTGTGAACCTCCTTTAGCGGTGAGCCCTCTTCAAGTGCGCGGTAGCGGAGTTTGATAGCCTCTTCCACGAAAGATGCCTGTTCTGGAAGGGTAAGTTCCCTGCTGGTCATTTGAGTGATTTTATCAGTCAACTCAGATGCACGATTCACAAGGCGCATGACGCCATCGTTAATCAGCGAGATGTTTGCCTTGCGATGCGTGTAACGAATCTCGTCTTCGGTGTTTCCGCTGACCATTCCGTTAGTGCAAACAAGTCGGTAAATGCCGAGTAGCATTCGGTATGATGAGCCGCCATCGTGCGAGTTGATCAAAACGATTTCGGGAAACGAGTCGCCAACTTTAGGCATCAGAGATTGATGCTGAAGTCGGACGATGTGCCTTTGAAATCCCTGACGCTCATCCTTTCTTACTTTGTGGATTTGTATTTTGCGCGGAGTGAAGCCAAGCGAAGCTAAATTATCAATGATTGATCTGGAAGAGATGAATCCATATTTGCTGCTGGTTGTGGAAGCCGAGCGAACGGCGTCGATTGCGTTTAGTTGAGTTTGCCCTTGGATTAAGGTGAGTTCGTTCATATTTTGAGTTTCTATTTTTAGTTTCCATCAGAGGAACTTGCTTCCTTTGATGCACTTAGTCTCTCATTTTTTCCAGAATTGGAAAGAATTATTTTTGCAATCCTAGAATCCTTATTCTAAGAGCGTTTGCGGACGCTTGAATAAAAAAACTTTCAAGGATTTGAATAAATCCCCAAAAAAGATTACGCCAAAACATCGATTTTTTTGGAGACTCGGTTTCGTAAATTGGCGAGCATATCGCGCTCTGTCATTCCTTCCGCCCATGATGGACGTAGTTGATAGTGCGGCTCGTCAACGAATTTCCAGTCCCCGCCCCATTCAAGTCCAAGGCTTTTTCCGAGCGTGCCTAGCTCGTGATACAGCGGATGCTCTCCGCAATATTCTTTGCCGCGAAAAATTGCGATATCGAAAGCGATGCCGAAGTTGTGGTTTGAATGACCGGCGGCGGCGTTCGTGATTTTTTTTCCTGGCGTTGTGCGGCCCCTTGCAAAGAGCGCATCCTGCTCCATGTAACTCCGCGTTCCGCTGATGATCTTAACGTCACATCCAACCTTCGCGCAGATAGTCTTTGCCACGCCTAGGAAGGCGCGTGCGGCCTTTTGCATCGCTGGGTGCAGCGTTGCAAGCTGAATCTCCGAGCGGTCGTCGAAGGTCATTTTTTTAAGCCTTTGATATCCGGTAGCTCATAACACAGGGTCCCGTAGTCGGTCTTTAAACAGACGGACGGATTGTTGAATCCCGCGCATGAAGTCAAAAACGCCATGCCGAGAAACGCAAAACTGATAACGATCATCCAAAGCGCGATGGTTCTTGCGCTCATTTTTCTTTGCGGAAGATTTCTATCAAGCCGATGATCGCCGCAAGTGCCGAACCGATTGCGTCCCATT